CAAGCCCGAGGACAAGCCCGACCAGGACGAGGACGAGGACGAGGACGAGGACGAGGACGAGGACGAGGACGAGGACGAGGACGAGGACGAGGACAAAGGGCGCGGCGGATCAAAGGCCGGGGGCAAGTCACGCGCGCGCCCGTTCGAGATGCCCGAGGGGCAGACGGGCTGGCACCCGGTCGAGATCGCCGCCAGCATCGCACAGACTCACCCGACCGGCGCGCATACTGGCGCGGCCCGGCCTGCCTGGGCGCTGCCTCCGCGTGATGCCGTCATCAGCGGAGAGTGTGTTAGCGGCTGGGCATCGGCTGAAGATGCCAACAAAGCCCGCCGCCGCGCGATCAGCCAAGCAAAGAGAGGGGGTAAGTAACATGGCACGCATCAAAGCCCAGGTTGTGTCCCTGACTGATCCCAAGTTGGCAAAAGCCCGCGCACAAGGCCGCGCGGCGCTCGACACCGTGCGCGCCCGTGCGGGCGGTGGTGCGCTGGCTTCGCTGGTCTCGCGGCTGCGCGGGCGTGATCGGCTGGGATGGTCACCGCCCCAGTCGAGCGGTCGGCCTGCTCCGCGCGAACTCGCCCGCTTCGCGTCTGATATCAGCGCATCGCCTCTCCGCGTGCGGCATGACCAGCCTGCCCCGCCGGTCGCTCTCTGCTGCGTAGTCGATACGTCGGGGTCGATGCATGCCAATGCGATTGCCAGCCTAGGCTGCGCGCTCGCTCTCGTCGATGCCGTGCGCCGGGCTGGTGGGCGCGGCTGCGTCGGGGCCTGGAATCATTACCTCCTGGGCTGGCATGAGCCGATTGCCCAGGCTCGCCTCGTCATGGCCGACGGTGGCACGCCTCTAGACGCTGGTCTAGATGGTGCGTTGCATGCTCTTAGCGATGCCAGCCTGCCGCCTCATACCGTGCGCGTGTGCATGGTGCTCAGTGACGGTGAACCAAACGACCATTCGGCCTGCATGGCATCGGCCCGGCGGCTGCGCGGCATCGGTGTGCATATCGTCGGCGTCTTTCTGCGGTCTGGCGGGGACATGGAATCGCGCGTGTACTGGGCCGCTGACCAGGGGCTGCACCGTCTCGCGGGGGAATCGTATCGGGACCGGGAGGCGCGGCTGGAGGCAGAGCGGGCGCGGCTGGCTGCTCTGCCTGCCGATGCCCAGCGGCTGATCCTGACGCGGCTGGAGGCACAGAGCAGAGCAGACGCCGCCCGGCCCCTGTCGGTGTCCCTGGGGTCTCCTGCCTGTGTTATAGACCGGCCCGAGGATCTAGCCGCGACTGTCGGCCCGGTCCTGGCCCTGCTCATGTCGGGGGCGCGGTGAACGGGCTGCTCTGGGCTGCGGTCCTAGTCGGTGGCCTGCTGCCCGTGCTGCTCCTAGTCCGCGTGACGGAGAGCGGTGCGGGGTCTCGCCGCTGGCGAGTGGTGCGCGTAGCTGGCCGGGTGTGGTGTAGCTGGCGCACCAGATAGGCTGCCCCCATGCACACCATACCCACCCCCATACCCCATGCCGACTTTGAAGCCGCCCGCGCGGCTGCACTGGCTGTCTATCGGCGCGCATGCGCTGAGGCTTTGGCTACCTACCAGCAAACTAAGGCCAAGATACGAGCCGACGAACTACAGGACCAAGCATCACGGGCCGTGCTGCGTCGGGCTATGCGGCGCGCCTGACCAGCTCGCGCACCAGGAGGACGAGACCAACAGAGAAGCTGGGGCCGCGCGCCCCGGCTTCTCTGTTTTCGGGTACATGGTGTACATGGTGTACATAGTGAGCTGGATTTCAATGCCGCGTGAAACATGAAATCCGTGGTTTGTGTGCGCGCGTGTGCCTGCGTATGGTTTAGGGAATATTGACTATTGAATATGTATAGGTTATGGACCCCACCAAAAGCACGGGAAAACGGGGGTACATGTGGAACATGGTAGGGTCCAAAACGCTGAATATGTTCCATATGTAGGGGTCTGGCTTACCTAAGTGGCCAGGACGAGACCCAGAAACCCAGCCGGGTCGGGGCCAGATCAGCCCAGATCCGCACCAGGACATGAACACCTGAACACCGGGGCCGGGCTGGGCCGTTCAGGTGGCCGGGTAGCCCTCCCCTCCCCCGCTCACGCTGCGCGCTCGCGGGTCCCCCACCCCGCCCAACTCCATTGCCACTCACGAGATACATTGCCACTGACTCGCTGCGCTCGTAGTCCCCTCCCTCGCTGCGCTCAGTCGGGGACGCTCGCTGCGCTCGCTGTCTCGCTGCGCTCGACCGGCCTCGCTGCGCTCGGCCCAGTCCCACTTTATCCGACTACGTTCGGGTCAGTGGGACTCCTAGATTGGGACCCTAGCGCGGGGCGCAGTATTTCTGGGATTCACTTAGGTAAGCCAAGTTCACAAGTCGCGTTACCTAAGCCGAGTTCACAAGTCGCATTACCTAAGCCAAGTTCTCAAGTCGCGTTACCTAAGCCAGCGCCAGCGCCAGCACCAGCGCCAGCACTTGAACTCGGGTCCATATCACCCTACGCTCCCTCATGCCCCAGCCCGTCACCAAGCTCGCCCGGCTCCCGAGCATGAGCCGGGGGGTAGACCGTCAGCGCGTCCTGGCCGAGATCCGCAACAGCCTGCCGGTGACCGAGTACCTGTCGGTCCTGCACACGCTCGCGCTCACCGGCCAGATGCCCTGTTACGACCCCCCGGCAGCGCCGAACCTGCCGCCGACCCGAACGGGCCAGTTCACGCCCCCGGACCGCCAGCTCCAGCACAAGACCCTGACCTACCTGCTGGACAAAGCGTTCGCGCCGATCGAGCGCCCCGCAGCAGCCCGAGTCGCGGACACCGCCAACGCCGATGACCCGACTGAAGGCCTGCTTGCGGACGCGAACGCGGCCCGGCAGCTCACAGTAGGGGAGCTGGTGCGCCGGATCAGCGCCCAGAGCAGGCCCGCCGAGATCGAGACTGAGCCAAATCTGGTATGAAGCCACCGTCACTGGGCGAACTTGAACGGTTCGCGCGACTGCACCCGGAGCTTCAGGCCAAGCATCAGGCCCGTGCGATCGACCGCGCGATCACCAGTCAGGCCCTGAGTGATCGCCTCGCAGCCCGCACGACGCTGACCAAGTTCGTTCCGCTGTTCGCCAAGACCCAGCCGTACCTCATGGGATGGTTCCACCGGGACCTGTGTGATGTCCTGGATGCGTTCGTCGAAGCGGTGGACCGCCGCCTCTCTCCCCGACTGATGATCTTCGCCCCGCCGCGAACCGGCAAGAGCGAACCGACATCCAGGTGCTTCCCGCCGTTCATCCTGGGTCAGCACCCGGACTGGGAGATCATCGCCGCGACCTACAATCAAGACTTCGCGAACGACTGGGGCCGGGACGTTCGGGCCATCATGCAGGACCCGATTTATCGCGACCTGTTCCCCACCCTGTCGGTGCGCCGGGACTCGAACGCGGTGGACAAGTTCGCGACCGACCAGAAAGGCGCGTACACGACGGTCGGCAAAGGCGGCTCGCTCACCGGACGCGGCGCGCACATTCTGCTCATTGACGATCCGCTGAAAGACCGCGCGGAAGCAGACTCGGAAGTCGAACGCTCGAACCTCATCAAGTGGTATGAGTCCACCGCCCGCACGCGCCTGGCTCCGGGCGGGGGCGTGATCCTGGTGCAGACGCGCTGGCATGAACTGGATCTCGCCGGGCATCTGCTTGAGAAAGCAGCCCAGGTGCCGGAAGCGGACCAGTGGATGACCTACAGCTACGAAGCGGTCGCCACGAAGGATGAGGCGTACCGCACAGCAGGCGAAGCCCTGCACCCCGAACGCTACCCGCTCAAAGAGCTGCTCAAGATCAAGGCTTCGATCGACCCGCGCGAGTGGTCGGCCTTGTACCAGCAGAACCCGGTGCCGCCGGAAGGCATTGCGTTCAAGGCTGACTGGTTCCACTGGGGCAAGCCGCCACCGGGCGTGAACCTCGCCTGGTACATCGGCACCGACTTCGCCATTGGCGAGAAGCAGACGAACGACCCGACCTGTCTCTGGCCGTTCGCAGTAGACGCCCAAGACGAGGTATGGTTCGATGTTCCGATCCACGGCAGGTTCAGCGCCATGGAGATCGTCGAGCATCTGTGTGACCTGATGGAGAAGTACAAGCCTCGCGAAGTCGCCATCGAAAACGTCCACATCAGCAAGACCATCGGCCCCTATCTTCGCAAGCGCATGAACGAGCGCCGGATCTACTGCACGCTGCACGACATGACGCCGACAAAGGACAAGCTCTCGCGCACCACCACGCTGCGGGGCCGCATGCAGCAGGCGAAAGTGCATTTCCATCCCAGCACAAAAGCCGATGTTATGGCCGAGTTTCTCGCATTTCCGGCCGGTCGCCACGATGACCGCGTGGACGCGGCCAGCACCGGCATGATGATGCTCGACACCATGATGCGCGCCCGCCCGGCAGACGCGCCGAAGCCCAGCCCAAACCCCGAGTGGAGCATGGCCTGGATGAAAGAGCGCATCGCCAAGAAAGAGGCGACCAACACGCACATTCCCCTGATGCTCAACGGCCGCGCCAGGCCCAGCAAGAAACCGCCCGCATGGACCGTGTAGGAACTCTCATCGCGCTTCGCAACCAACCGGGCCGGTTTGCGGTCCTCGACGGTGGAGCTGCTCAGGCCATCATCGACGGCCAGATGAAGCTCTACCAAACCAAGTACGGCACCGTCGAGGTCGAGACCATCAGCCGGAACCGCCGCGACCTGAACATCTACGACCCGCACTACCGGGTGATCTTCCTGGCGGTCGAGGGCGAGGGTCGGCTGGTCGTCGAAACTCGGACTTGACACCGGGGGGTGTCCACGCAGGGATGTCGCCAGAGCCACCTCCTCCTCCTCCTCCTCCCCCAGTTAGGAACCGCCCATGTCCCTCGTCCTCGCGCCCATCCAGCATTCCCCCAAGACCGTCACCCTGCCGCTGGCGGCGGCGGCTGTCGCCCCCTTTGCCTGCCGCATCAACCCGTTCCTGAGCGGCAACGTGGTCACGGCTCTGGCTGGTCTGGTGCTGGCCGAGGGCGCGCCGAACACCCTCACGGGTGGCGAGCTGGTCGGCTGTTCGGTCAACCACTTCACGGCGAAGAAGCATGTCCGCATCGTCGTGACGAGCGCCGATGTCACCGCTGGCGTCGGCATCATCGGTCAGACCGCCGCTGCCCGCGAGGCCGTCACCGGCAACGTGACCGGCGACCTGCTCCTGACCTTTGGCAACGCGGCTGGTGAGCTGATCGACTCGATCCCCGCCCACACCAACGCCGCCGATGCCGACACCCACCTGGGTCTGATCGTCCTGGTCAACGGCAAGCCGTGGGGTCGCATCGTGGATGCGAACGCCCCGGCCCCGGCCACGCTCGAATACTGCATGGACGACAACACCAAGGCCAACTACAACATCACCTTGGGCGCGGGTCTCACCACCGAGCGCATCTTCGTCGGCACCGAGATCGACGTTTTCATCGGCCTGAACATCGGCAAGTGCGCCGAGCGTTCGGGTGCGTCGGGTGCGCTGATCGCTGGCACCACGCTGGCTGGCGGGACCGCCGAGGAACGCTTCCTGGGCGTGATCTCCAGCTACACCGACACCGCTGGCCGCAGCGTGACCGGACTGGTTGCGAGCGACTTCGTGATGGCCGAAACCACGCCCGTCGCGCTCGTCGGCACCGGCCTGTAAGCCTCCGGGGACGATCAAACGCCCGCGCTGCCTTGTGCAGCGCGGGCGCTCTGCCATAGTCCAACACCACTCTCGGAGACCCCATGGGCCAAACCCTCGCTCCTCGCATCCAGGTTCGCCAGGTGGTTCTCGGAGCCGCCGGTAAGCTCTCGGCAGGCACGATCACCCCGGCTGCCACGCCGACCATCCCCGGCTCGATCATGGCCGCTGACGTCTACAACGTCGCCGCCTACACCTACACCGACCGGGCATCCGGCGGCGTGCTGTATCCCATCGCGGCTGGCCTCGACCGGCACTTCCCCGGCTCCTACATCAAGGACGCGGTATTCGCCGCTGGTACCTATGTGATAACATTCTACACTGACGCGGGGTAAGCTGTGAGTCGCCAACGCTACCCACACGACGAAGCCGTGCGCCGCTTGTCCCCCGCTCAGTGGGGGAAGATCGACGCAGGCCACGGTCCGCGCCAGTCGAACGGCTGCATCCCATGGCAGCGCGCAGGGCGCGCTACCCTCGGCAGGATCTACGTCGCCCGTGCCGTCCTCTACCGGCAGACCGGGGTATTCGGCGAAGTCGCCATGCACGACTGCGACAACCCGAACTGCGTGTCCCTCGAACCAGGCCATCTGCGGTGGGGAACGACCGCCGAGAACGTGGCAGACAGGGTGGCAAAGGGGAGGGGATCGAAGGGGGCCTCCCACACAGAGGCCGTCATTCCGAGTCGCCGGGCAAGGGCGAAACTCACCCCCAACGACATCACCGTTATCCGCGAGATGCATTCGCGGGGGACCACGCAGACGGAGATTGGCAAGCACTTCGGTGTGAGCCAGTCAGCCATCAGCGCGGTCCTCCGGGGTGTGATCTGGCAGGCGGTGTAGCTTGGACTACCGCATCACGGATCTGCCAGCAGCGACCACGCCGCTCGGTGGCTCGGAAGAACTTGAAGCCGTCCAGGCCGGGTCCTCCAGCAAGCTCACGCTCACAGTCCTCGACACCTGGCTCGTCCGTTCGGGTGGCCTGATCGACTCGGCCATCACCGCCGCGCTCGCCGCAGGCGCAACGCCGACCGGCGCAGCAGGCGGCGACCTGAACGGCACCTACCCGAACCCGACCCTCGACGCGACCGGCGTGACCCCCGCCGTCTACGGCTCGGCCTCGGCGGTCCCGGTCATCACGGTTGACGCCAAGGGCCGGGTCACCAACGCGGTCACGACCCCGATCAGCATAACGGCAGCCAACGCGGTCCTCTACACCGCGCAGACCCTGACCGGCGGTCAGCAGGCCGTCGCTCGCACGAACATCGACGCCCAGGTCAACGACCCGAACCTGAACGCCCAGGTCGGGGTAGCGTGGGCAGCTCGTAGTCTGTTCGTCTGGACGGCCAGCGGTGCGGGTGTGTTCCTGCCGGTGCAACCATTCATGGAGACCTTCCTGGGGTCAGCCAGCGCGGCAGATGCCACCGCGCAACTCGTCGGCCTCCCCTCGACCATGCGGATCGACGACACCGACACTGGCATCGTCCTCACCGAGCTGGATTCCATCATCGTCGATGCCAGCGCCGGAACGGTGGCGATGACGCTGCCAGCGGTGACCGCTGACATCGACGGCAGGACCATCATCATCAAAGCGCGGGACGCGACCAACGTCATCACCATCAACGCGAACGCGGCTGACAACATCGACGGGGCGGCGAGCATCACCCTCACGGTCACTGGCTCAAGCTGGACGTTGCTCGCCTGTTTCGACGACACGCTCGGCGGCGATGACTTCTGGAGCGTGGTATGACGCTTTTCCCTGGTGTTGTTGAATGGCGCGGTGTCCCCGATGCCCCCGGTATCATCGCCGGGTCGAACGGGGAGATCGTGTCTCTCCGGGACGGCATCAAGCGCCTTGCCCCGAGCAATCGCCCCTATGCGACGGTGGGAGTGCGCGGGTACAAGAACCCGTATGTCCACCGCCTTGTCGCTGCGGCGTTCGGGATCAGCGGCCCCGAGATCGACCACCGCGACCGCAACCCGCGAAACAACGAGGTGAACAATCTCCGGTCTGCCACCCGCGCCATCAACTGCCGCAACACGGGGGGCCGCGCTCACCGCAAGTCGGCATTCAAGGGCGTGTGCCGCCACGGATCTGGCTTCCGCGCCGCGCGGAACGTGAACGGTGTTCGGTACAACCTCGGCACCTATCGGACGGAAGCCGAAGCTGGAGCCGCCGTCCTGGCCCACGAAAGGGTCCAGCCATGAGCTACAACCCCACCTGGAGCGGCGGCGGCGGGGGCACCGACGAGGTCGGAACCATCAAGGCATTCGGCATGGCGGTCCCTGTGGGCTGGCTGGCGTGTGACGGCTCGGTTATCGCCCAGGCGACATACGCGGCGTTGTTCGCCGCCATCGGCACGACATTCGACACGGGCGGCGAGGGGGCGGGCAACTTCCGCCTTCCCGACATGCGCCGTCGTACCGCTGTGGGGTCAGGCGGGGCGGGGACGGCCACGCTGGGCAATGCCGTTGGCGATCCGGGCGGCACGGAAACACACACGCTGCTTACAGCAGAAATGCCGAGCCACGTTCACCGTGAACAGGGCGTGCTATCATCGGGGGTTGCATCCGCCCTAAGTTGTTCGGAGGACGGAAGCGGTGGCGGGTTCGATTCGATTGAGAGAAGCACAACCGCATCCGGCGGCAACACCCTGACTGCGCTCAACACCGTTTCCGCCGGTGGCGATGGCTCCCACAACAACATCCAGCCGTCACTCGTCCTCAACTACGGCATCAAGACCTGAGCTATGGCCGACCCCCTCATTCCCACGAGCGCCGCCGACATCATCGAAAAGGTCGGCCTGACCATCGCCACGATTGTCGGGCTGGTCTACGTCCTCAAGTGGCTGTCGCAGATGCACCTCAAGGCGCTGAACGACCGCATCACCACGCTGGAGCGAGTGACCCGTGAGAAGGACGCGCTGCTGGAGCGAGTGACCCGCGAGAAGGACGCGCTCATCGAAAAGCGCGAGGCGACGATTACCGAGGTGCAGCGAGCGCACATGGATTCCGTCATCACGCACGCGCATGACCTCAAGGCGTTGGTGATGCAACTGCTCGCCAACGACAAGGCGAACCGGGACTTCTTGCGCGAGCATCAAGTCGTGGTGGTCGGACTGTTCGAGCGCCTGGGTAGCCGCCCGTGCCAGATGCCCGACTACCAGCCACACACGCACACGCCGCCCCCCAAGCCTGTGCTTCCCGAGGTTCCGTCCACCGACCGCATCCCTGGAGGCCGGGCATGATCCACTTCCTCGCGTGGTGTGAACGTCACCAGTACCCCATGCTGATCGCACTCCTGGTGCTGATCGCCGCCTTGCTGCTCGCGGGCTGCGGCTCCGAGCGCGACACGCAGACCAAGACGGTCGAGCGGCTCACGACCACGACCGGCCCGGTGGTGGTGGACACGCCCATCGGCCAGTTTGTCGCCCAGCCGATCCGGCACGAGATGACCCGCAGCGAGGAAGCGGTCGAAACCCAGCAGACGCGCATCAGCTTGCCCGATGTCACCCCGCTGATCCAGGCCGCGTCCAGCGGCATGAGCATGGGTCCGCTCGGCATCGCTGGAACCCTGCTCGGCGTCGTCACCACGGCTGCCGCAGGCTGGACCGCGATGAAAAGCAGGCGGCACCGCGACCAGTTGATCGACTCGGTGGAATCCGCCCGCGAAGAACTGACCGACGACAACGACGAAAAGTTTGTCAAGGCGCTGGGCGTCAAGCAGGACAAAGACCTGCAAGACTACATCCAGAAAAGGACAGCCTAATGCGCGGCCTGGGCCTATTCCTCGGCATGCGTCGGGGCGGAGCGGCGAGCGCCGTATATGACCCGGCAATGATCCTCTCGGTGGATACCACCAAGACGGGTGGCACCGGAACGGCAGCCACGCACTTCAAGCTGCCGCTCACCGTGGCAGGCGTCTACAACTTCTCTGTCGATTGGGGCGACGGACAGAGCGACACGATCACGGCCTGGAACGATGCGGCCGTAGACCACACCTACGCTGCCGGGGGCGTCTACACCGTCACGATCCTCGGGCAATGCACCGTGTGGTCGTTCAACAACGCTGGGGACAAGCTCAAGGTTCTGCGCGTGTTGAACTGGGGCGAGGCCGTCACCAGTACACTGGACTTCTATGGCTGCACGAATCTGGTGTCGGTGACCGGATCGGCCACCGACTACCCCCGTGTCGCGACGTTCTCCAACATTTTCCGTGACTGCACGGCGTTGGCTGGAGCCTTCCCGCCGATGAACACCTCGGCGGTGACGAACTTCGGCAACGCATGGTTCAGTTGTTCGAGCCTGACCAGCTTCCCGCTGCTCGACACCAGCAAGGGAACAACGCTCTCGTATGCGTGGTACGGCTGCACCGGCCTGACCAGCTTCCCGGCGATCAACACCGCTCTAGCGGTGTCGGTCAACGGCGCATGGTCGGCCTGCTCTGGCCTGACCAGCTTCCCGATGCTGCCCGACACCGATCACACAACCGACTGGACGAGCACATGGCAGGGCTGCACGGGCCTTGCCGGGTTCGCCTTCCCGGCGTTGGACATGCGCGGCATGACGACCGGGTCGAGCTGCTTTAGCGGCTGGGCCATGTTGACGGCTGCCTATGACGCGATCTTGAACCAGCTCGCCAACGGCGACGGCGGCAGTATCCCGGCCAACGTCACGACCAACACCGTGTTCAGTGGCGGCAACAGCAAATACACCGCAGCCGCAGTTGCGGCCCGCGCCACGCTGACCACCACGCGGACCTGGACCATCACCGACGGAGGTTTGTAATGCCCGATCTCGCTGTCACCGATCCCGTCTACTGGCTCGCCACCAACGGCAGCAACGTAGCCCACTTTGGGTACGCGGGCACCGGAGCGCACATCAGCACCGGCCAGCCGACGCTGACCACATACGCCACCATGGCGGCACTGGTCGCTGCGCTGGTGGCGGGCAACTTCCCGGTCATGGACGGCTCCACCCACGAGGCGCGGGAGTGGTATCTGTGGGCGACCAAGGCCCAGGCCGACGCCGCCTTGGCGGCGATCAACAGCAACCCGGCTTTCCCGGCGCTGATCCCCGACCCCGCGACCGGCGAGCGCACCGTGACCGTGACGAACTGGTGCGGCACCACGCAGGCGATGGCCGACGGGAAATGGGGCTTCAAGCGCATCCCCACGGCCCTTCTGGACGAGTGGCAGATCAGCCAAGCGAGCCGGGACGCCTGGTTCGCCGCGTTCCAACCCGCGCTCGCCACGGACCCGGTTTTCGCCTGACCCGTGACTTTTCCACTTTCGGCATAGGCTGGAACCACCCATGGACGACGACCTCCCCGAACAGACCCTGATCGCGTCCGAGGAACAGGAAGCTCCCGAACAGGAAGCCGTCGAGGAGACCGAGCCGGAAGTCGTGCAGAGCGAGGCCGCGCTCGTCCAGAAGCTGACCCAGATGGTCGAGGTCCCGCAGTTCCTGACCCGGTGGTACGGCCAGTTCGCGGTGGACCGGAAGTATGTCAACGAAGTCGGCATGCTGCTCGACACCCAGAACGCGGTGGCGACGAACTACATTCTCCGCAATCAGATCGTGCTGATGTCGAATCTGTACGCGCGCGAGCCAGCGATCTCCTGGAAGCCCGCGCCGATCATCGGCCAGCACCCGCCGCTCCTGGCCGACTTCGGCAAGACCCTGGAAATCTTCTGCCGCAAGATGGGCGAGGAGATCGAACTCAAGCGCCTGCTGCGCGGCGGCATCCAGGATGCCAGCACGGTCGGATGGGCGATCTTCAAGCTGAACCCGCAGGAGGACCCGAAGCTCGATCCGCTCGGCACCCGCCGCCAGAACGACCAGCTCGACAACCTCGCCCGGTTCCAGTGGCTCAAGCGCCGCTTCGCACACGAACAGGTCAGCGAGGACTCTGCCACCGCCCAGGAGATCAAGGACCTGGAAGCGGTGGTCGCGAAGTACCTCCAGGATCAGGTCGAGTCCGACCTCATCAACAACCAGCCGCAGATGCAGCCGATCATGGCTCCGAACCCGATGACGGGCATGATGGAGCCGCAGATGAACCCGGTGACCGGCGAGCCGCTCACCCAGATGGACATGAGCGATCCACGCCTCGCGCGCCTGGAAGCCCTCAAGACCGGCCAGGTTCCGACCGACATGGACGTTGGCGAGATCGCCCGCTACATCGGCTTCAACCTCGACCCGATCCAGCCCGAGGACTTCCGCTTCGACTGGACCGTTGCCTCGCCCGAGAACCTGCACGCGGGCGACTGGATGGCCCACCGCGTGTTCATGGACTACGACAAGTTCGGGTCCACGTTCGATATCTCGCCCGCCGAGATCGGCAAGATCCTGCTGTTCGGGGACGATGGCGGGCGCATGAGCGCCGACACCAAGTGGTCTGCCGCGAGCCTGCCCAGTGGTGGCCGCTACGACGGCGAGGCCCCCGCCGACCGGAACAACATCGAAGCCACGACCAACATGGGCCGCTGCGCGGTTTGGGAAATGTGGGACAAGCGGCAGGGCCTCGTCTACACCTGGGTCGAGGGCATGCAGCGGTTCCTCCGCAAGAACGCCCCGACCATCGTGGGTCGCCGCTGGTTCACCTTCTACTTCCTGCCGTTCAACCGCGTCACCGGACGCCCGCTGGCGATCAGCGACACGCTGCTGACCAGCCCGCTCCAGGACGAGCTGAACCGCCGCCGCACCCAGGAAGCCGAAGCCCAGGACGCCTCGTTCCCCCGCATCTTCATCAAGCGCGGCTCGATGACGAAAGAGGAGAAGAACGAGGTCGAGACCAGCCACGCCTATCAGGTCATCGAGCTGGATTCCCCCGAGGATGTCACCAAGGCGTTCGCGGAGACCCGCCCGCTGCCGTTCAACCCGGACCTCTACAACCGCAACGATGTTCGGATGGAACTGGAAATGATGAGCGGCATCAGCCGCAACGCCGCCGGTTCCGGCGAAGGCGATCTCGCCACGACCGCCGCCATCGCGAACGAGCAGATGGGCGTTCAGGTGGACTTCCGCCGCTCGCTGCTGGACGAGATGATCTTCGACATCCTCTACGACATCGCCTACATGGCGGTGCAGTTCTTCCCCGAGGAGAACTGGAAGGCGATCTGCGGCGACGGGGCCTACGTCCCGATGCTGGAGCGCGAAGTGTTCCTGCGCCAGCTCAAGCTCGAAGTGCGCGCCGGATCGACCGGACGCCCCGACGCCGAGAAGAACCTCAAGGTCTACGAGATGCTCGCGGGCATGGCTCCGCAGCTTGGCCTGCCGCTCGACGGCGAGGCGCTGCTGGAGGACATCATGTACGAAATGGGCAAGCCCGACTGGCGCAAGTACCTGATGACGCCCGAGAAGATGATGAAGGCCGCGATGCAGGGCATGCCGCTGCCTGGCATGGGTGGTCCTGGTGGTGGAGGCCAGCCTGGCCCCGGCCAGCCGCGCGGCAACGCCGCCCAGACCAACCCGACGCCCGGCACCGGACGCCCGACCATGGCCGAGACTGGCCCGCCAGCGCCCCAGGGCGTTCCCGGCCCGGTATAGACTTTCCCCCGAGTAGGAGTAGAACATGCCCGACGCATCCAACATCGTGACCCCGTTGGCTGAAACCGCAGAGCCGGTCGAAGCCCTGGACACGACCCCGTCACCGCAGCCCGAGGCCGAAGTGCCCGAAGCTGCTTCCCCCGCCGCAGAGCCGGTCGAGGGCCGTTCCCAGGAGTCTCCCGCAGCGGAGGAGCAGCCCAAGGCTGACCCGCCGAAGCCCGAGAAAACCCTGCGCGAGCAGCTCATTGACCAGCTCACAGGCGTAGAGGAACCAAAGTCCGAGGACGAGGACGAGGAGCCGACACCCCCTGCCAACAAGCAGGACCCGGCCCCCGCCAAGCCCGAGGACGCCAAGCCCGAGGAGATCCCCGAGGATCTCGTCGAAGTCACGAACGATGACATCAAGGCGATGAAGCCCGGCGAGGGGCGACGGAAGATCAACCGGCTCATCAAGCGGTTGAAGGACGCCGAACCCTACGCGCAGGGCTACAAAGAGATCGTCGATACCTGCGCTGCCAACGGCTTCGCACCCGACGATTACAAGGCATGGGTCGGCATCGGTATCGGCTTGCAGCGGGGCAACCCGCAGGCAGCCGAACACCTGAAACAGATCATGGCGAAAGCCGGAATGACTGTGGGGGCTGCTGGCCCGCCGCCCGAACTGGAGAAGCTGCTGTCTGAGCTGGAGGAAGCGATCGACGTAACCCCAGCGGCAGCCAAGAAACTGCGTGCGCTGTTCAAGGCTGCCCCGGCACCCGAACAGCCGCGCCCGGCTGCCGCGCAGCAGCAGCAGCAGCAGCAGCCCGTCCAGCCCCAGGCCCCAGTCGCACCGAACCCGAACACCCCCGATCCGGCACGCGAACGCGGCCTGACCGAGATGGTCGATGTCGGCACCCGCTGGAAAGACAAGCTGGGAGAAGCCCGCTGGAAAGAAATCCAGCCGACGCTCGCCGCTGCTCTCAAGGCCAAGGGCAATCGCCCGCCCGCCTCCTGGGGCAGCATCTACGAGGCTGAGATCGAGAAGATCGTCGCCAAGTCCAAGCCAGCAACGCTGACTTCGGGCCTGCGACCGGGCGGTGGTCAAGCTGGTTCCTCCACACCTTCCTTCAAGACCGAACGCGAGCGCGTTCTCCACCGCCTCTCATCCGGCTGACCTCTCCCTGACCGGGATGGGCAGCCCTTTCTCCCCCGAAAGCAGCCATGCCCGTCCCCGTCACTCCCTCCATCATCCGTGAACTCGGCTTCGCCGTCACCACCGATGTCCTGAACCGCAAAGAGACCATCGCCATCGACCGCAGGGCGATGCCGGGTCTCGATCTGTTCTGGGGCAAGCGCAAGACCGACGCTGGTCAGGCCGGTGGCAAGACCCGCGTCAACCTCAAGACCGCTGGCGACCAGCAGCTCCAGGGCTGGACCGGCCTGGATCGCCTGGGCTTCGCGGGCAACGAAATCGACCTCACCATGGAGTTCGAGTTCTACAACATCCACATGGGTCTCCAGTTCACCCACACCGAGCTGCTCGACCAGGGCTACCTCATCAAGTACAACGAAGGCCGGTCCAAGAACTTCGCCAAGAAAAACAGCGCCGACGAGATGAACCGTCTGGCCGATCTGTTCCAGGAGAAGGTCGAGACCCACTTCGACAACTTCAAGGTCCTGATGGACCGCGTGCTGCACTACAACACCGACGCCTCGCTCCCGCCCGGCATCTTCCAGTACATCAGCATCACCCCGACCGTCGGCACCATCGGCGGCAAGGACCGCGCGGCCAACCCGATCCTCCAGAACATCGGCGGCACGCTCCAGGGCATCAACCTGAACAGCCTGTCGGCGGCTGCCTCGGGCAACCTGTACCGTGGGCTGACCATCGCCCACCGGCAGGCCAACCTCTACGGGCGCGGTCGTTCCGCTCGCGTGGACCGCCTGATGGCGGGCAGCAAGTTCATCGACGGCTACCTGCTGTGGCGTCAGCGCAACCAGTTCACCGTCAACGCCGACAGCTCGAAGATCGGCACCGTGGACATCGGCATCCAGGACACCGAGGCCAAGTTCCGTGGCCTCCAGATCGAGTGGAACCCCACCCTCGACTACCTGGACGAGATCGGCACCCCGGACGGCGGCGTGCCGTTCTCCTGCCGCTGCCTCGGCATCGCCAGCAAGAGCATCGAGACCCGTTGCCCCTCGGGCATGGATCTCCAGGTCAGCTTCCCGGATGATCCGCCCGACCAGCGTTTCACCCGCATGTCCACCGACGCCCGCCTCGCGCCGGTTGTGACCATCCCGAACGCGAACTTCGTCGCCGCCATCGACCCGGCCACGATCTAAGTCGAGCCATCCTAAAACTGCCGGTTCCTACTCCCGGCAGGTCTTGGACGCCAGGGTGCTTGCACCCTGGCGCAGTTCGTTGTAGGATGGCCCGCGAGTAGGAGACTCCACCGCATGCCCCTCACCACCGTCAAAGCCTTCCTGATCCCCCGAGGAACTTCCTCGGTCGTGACCGCCCCGTCCTACGAGAAGCCGCTGTTGCAGATGAAGCACAACGCGGGCCAGGGCGACAGGTCGATGCACCTGAAAGAGATCGAATGGCCGAAGGACCTCCCCAGCAGCGGCCAGCAGCGCGAGCTGGACCCCGAAGTCGAGATGCAGCGGCTCGCTGCCCATTATGGTCTCGAACTGTTCCGCAAGTGCTACCCTATCGACGAAATGTTCATCAAGGCGTTCGAGGCATGCGGAACGGTCGCGCTGCCCCAGGACACCAACCCGATACCCGACGCGACCGCCAGCACCGAAGTCATGGTCCAGGAGTTCCTGGATCTGCGCGTGCCGTCGCTGGGCAAGGCCCAGGCGCTCAAGCTGGTCGAGAACAACCTGTCCCCTGAGCTGCTGGCGGGCGCGGACGCCAAAGCCGTCAGCCAGGCCACCGGCCTGCCCCTCAACCTGATCCGGTCCACCATCGAGGCAGCGCGGGCGATCCCCGCCGAGCCGCGTGGAGCGCCCAGCGCGCCGAGCCAGTTCAAGCCGTCGAAGGTGGAGGCACCGGGTCTCGCCTAGCGAGATTCAATGGCCCTCCAGCTCCAGCCCACCCTCGCTGAAATCCGTTCGTCTGTCCTGGCCCGCTGCGGGCTGGCGACAGAGGGTAACATCCCCCGGAACATCCAGGAGATCCTGGACGAGCGCATCAGGAGCGCACAGCTCCAGCTCTACGAGGAGGCGTTCTGGTTGGCGAACTACGTCAGCCGCGAGATCGAGCTGGTCACCGGGCAGATCGACTACGATTGCCCGGACGACACCGAGCCGGGGGACATCGACTGGATCTCGGTCAAGGACTCGGACGGCAAGCTCTACGAGCTGGAAGCAGGCACGATTCCCAGTGACGCGAACGTCCTGGGCAGTACGCAGTCCTCGCTGCCGCTGCGCTACGACTTCATCGACCAGATCATCCGGGTGCAGCCGCAGGCCGACATCACCAAGTACCCGTCGCTGGTGCTGTGGTATCGGCAGCGGCCCGGCGCGTTCATCGAGGACGCGGAGCGCGCCGTCATCGACGGCGAGGCGCTCAAGATGCTGTCCGAGATCCTGGTCAAAGACCACTTCGGCGGCGTGGACACCACCAAGCTGATGCAGGCGCTGGCCCGCTACATCGACAAGCGGCGCGGCAAGCAGAGCGACGGCGGGGGCTTCCTGATGGGTGGGCGGCGCTCGGTGCGCGGCATGCCCCAGGTCCGCAACCGCTTCGCCTACTCGGGCGGGCTGGTGCGTTCGGGTGACAACTGGAGGCCCTGGTGAGCCTGCGAGTCACCGTCGTAAGGCACGACTCCCGCCTCGCCGGAGCAACGGACGGGGTGATCTGGGGCTTCGGGTATGTCCTGGTGTCACCTGTCACGGGCAAGGCGGTGTTCGTCGCCTACGGACTCTCCGACGCCGAGGACCTCGATCTCGACATCGAACCCACCCGCGTGGCCGTTCGCGGTGCCGTTGGTTGGATCTGCGGGCTGTCGGGCCTCGTCAAGTTCGGCGGCAGCCTGAACGCGCCGACGATCCTGGCGCGTGTGGACGACGACTTCCGGGGCTGGGTCTTGCCGGTCGTCAGCGCGCAGGATGCCGGGCGGCGCGTCGATACCCGTGCGCGCCGCCTGCGGCGCACGGAGAACACGGACCTCCGCATCGTGGATGTCGGGAACCTCCCCTACATCCTTGCCGCCAAGGCCACGGGCATTTCCCTGATGACGGAGGATCTGGTCGAACTCGACGTCCTCGACGGCACCGCCGATGACGCTGCGTTCGATCCCCTGACCTCCACGGTGTTCCTGTTTGGCCCGAACACGGATCTGCGGGTGGTGCAGATCACGCCCCTCGGCACGTTCGAAGTTCTCGCGGTCACCAAGATGCCGAACGTCCAGGGGCTTGTTCGGGCGCGCGTGGTTGACACCACGCTCACCGTGCTGTGCGAACGCCGGAAGCGCGTCCTCTCCTATGACATCACGGACCCGGAGGCGCTGACCCTGGCGCTGGATGCTCCGCTGGCCGACAGCGCGCTGTACTGGGAGCGCGATCCGCTGCGGTGCATCGGCCCGGATGGTGCAACCATCGAACGCTTCGGCAGCTTGGACTGGCTCAGCTCGGATCTGCCCGTCACCGTGGCCTCGTACACCAGCGCGCTGGCCCCACGCTTCGCGCTGCATGGTGAAATCTCCGCGCTCACCTACCGCCCGGCGGCTCCACCCATGATCGTCACGGTGGATACCACCAAGACCGGGGCCGGATCGACCGCGAGTACGCACTTCAAGCTGCCGCTCACGGTGGCAGGCACCTACGACTTCGCGGTGGATTGGGGCGATGGGGTAATCAGTTCCATAACCGCCTGGAACGACCCGGCGGCAGACCACACCTATGCGGCCGGGGGCGTCTACACGGTCACCATCTCGGGACTGTGTTCTGTCTGGTCGTTCAACAAAGCGGGCG